GATGCACTAGACACTGTCTTAGCCATGCGACACTCAGGTCTACCATTTGGCCCTGATGTTGAAGCAGGTGGTATTAGAGACATGGATGACGCACAGGTATACGAGCCAATGTCACTCATTCAAAGTGCTATCACCAGCGCAACTGAAGTCACTACTGCTATACTCAGAATAGATGACATCATCGGTAGACGTGGTGAGTAAAATGAAAAGTAAAGGAAAGGTGAAAGCCGCAGTCTGTTACAGATGCAAGATTAAAATGAAAAGAGTTTACGAGAAGATAGATAACAAGTTTACAGGTATAGGTAATAGGTGTCATTCCTGTAACACTATATTTGTTGATAAAGAGTGATTTAGAGTGGGTAGACTACTAGACAAGATGAAGGTCAAGTGTCGCAGATGCGCTCACGAGCACATACCTAGAAGGTTACAGGCACGCTTCCTTGATGGTAACAAGGAGCGCCTAAGCCTGTGGTGCTGCAAGGAATGCGGCCATCTTTGGGAAGATAGTGTGTTTAAGCAACAATCATAGCCCTATTACATCTATTATTACATTTCTATTAACAGTGATATTAGAGGCTACGCCATCAGATACTTCACACGATATTTGATAAACACCCGAATTTGGCGGGTCAAAAGCATTTGCCGGTATTACACCTGTTATGGTTAGAGTGTCATATCGAGTAGCGTTAGTGGTTCCTGCTGAAGCAATAGAAAGTGCATTATTTGGGTCATCAACCTCCGTAACTTGCCAAGTAAATGTATAACTACCACTACCACCTGATGCTGTTGCTAGAATGTCTATGTCACCAGCGCTTGAAGTAGCAGTTCCTGAACCAGCAGAGGCAGCGATATTAAGAGCGTCTGTCCCACTAATACTCACAGCAAATGGCGTAGAAGAACCTTGTTGAGCGCAACCCATTAGAGCAATATACATATCAACCAACTACCATCCAGTTGTTAGAGCCAATAGCAATACAAGTAGCCGCTTTGAATGTTCCTAATGTGAAATCTGATGCTGCGCCATTGATGTTTCTACTATTGCGACCAATAGTAATATCACCACCTGTTGTATTCAAAATAGCATAATGTTCACCAGCAGTAGAAGTAGAAGGAAGTGTTACGTTTCCTGCACATATATTGTATCTACCTGCGTGTGCGGCTTCAGTTAAAGTAGTGCTTGCTGAAACTGAAACTGTAAGTAATCTAGTATTTCTAAATGTGCCACCTGTAAGCACATCAAGAGTAGCATCAATTGTAGAACCATCGTGACCAATTCCTACTTTATCTGCACTTGAATCTGCGAATATTAAATTAGCATTACCCACACCTTCAACAATAAAATCAGCGTCTACATTATCTTGATTAACAATAGTTTTAGTAGCCTCAATTGAGATTCTTTTATTCATAGAACCTGCTTTTTTAGTTCTAAGGTGCATTTTTCCGCTTTCTGAGCCTGTGCTTGCTACCTGCAATTCAGCGAATATATCTGCTATATTCCCTCTTGTAACAGTAGAATCTCCATCATCAGTAGTGCCTCTCCAAATTAAATGTCCTAAGTCATCACCGTTTGCAGGTGTGGCACTGTTCCTATACAATGCTACATCAGGGGCGGCTGATGAACCATCATCATCTGTTTCAAATAATGCGGTGTATGATGTGCCTGAGTGCTTTACATGTAATACACCTTGCGGGTCATTTGTTCCTATACCTACTTCATCATTCCCTGCATCAACAAATAGCATGTGTGTTTGACTATTACTTTCAACTCTAAAATTACTATCAATACTATCTTCATTTATTACAAACTCATTTTTAGTAATGTCTAATCTTCTTCTTAAATTACCTGTATGTAATGTTCTAATGAAAAACTCACCGCTTTCATTACCTGCGGTAGCGGTATTTATTCCCGCATACACATCTGCATAGAGATGTTCTGCCGGAGCGGTATTTAATCCGGTGAACTTCATATGAGCCAATTCTTCTGAAGAAACGCTAGTGTTTCTATGTAAAACAATATCCGGTGCTAAATCGCCTCCCCCTGTATCAGTGGATTCTATTCTAACTACTACATCTGTACCCGAAGACTCAACATGAAGTGGTGCTTCGGGAGTAGCAGTACCGATTCCTATTCTTGAAGTAGAACCATCTACTCTCATTACTTCTGTATTTGCAGAACCTCCATCATTTACTTGAAATATAATATCTTTATCTTGTGTCACATTTTCAATAATTACATCATCAGAAGAAGTAGACATTTTCAAGTCAGTGCCTACTGTAACGCCTGATGACAACGTCAATGTTGCCTCCCCTTCGACTGCCGCAATAGCGTTAGCATCAGTGTATACATTAGCACCCGTAGCGACACCGTCTAGTTTTGTTTTATCAGCACCAGTCATCAAACCTGAATTACCACCAGCAGCCACCTCAGTAATAACTGCATCAGTTCCAGTGCTGCTAGTTACAGTGCGACTGCTCGCTGTATAACCTAGATTAGTAGCAGGTGCTGCTGACGCTGCGCCTGAAGCATCTACATATCCAGCATCATTAGTTAATTCACTTACATTGTCACCATTAATCAACACCTTCTTTTCAGTTCCAGCATCGTTAGTGAACATAGGTCTATTGGGTGTATCACTTTTTACCCAATAGAGTCCTTTACCTGCTGCTGAAGTATGACCAGTTGCAGCAGTATTTGCTTTTTCATCAACAACTAAACCCGTAGGGTCAATCAAACCAGTAACAGTTAACTTACCATCAACTGTCAAAACGTTACTAGAAGCATTAAATGATAAAGCAGTATCGCTAGTAAACCCACCACTACCGTCAGATAACTGCACTAATCCACTGGTTCCACTAGATGTTGTAGCGATAGTGCTACTGAATAACACAGTTTTCCAATTAGCCCCATCATAAACAAACATAACAGCACTACCCGCTGCTATTCCTACATTGGCTCCACTGCTATCGAAGGTTACTGTGCTACCGCTAGGCACTGACACAAATACTTGATGTCCCGGTGGAAATGTCCCACTAGGATTCAAATTAATTGCTGAACCCGCTGTAACTACAAATACTTGGTCGCTATCAAACGTAAATGTTTGATTGCTACTAGTGCTAAGAACGTTGACATTAGTAGGTCCTAATAAGTGAGTGTGTCTATTACTAGCGTCTTTTCTAGTGTAGTAAAGCATTGACTCATTACTAGAATTAAATGATTGCCAAATTACACCGTTGTCTCCAAAGTTACCATGTTGACCACTACCGTGAACTTGAGACAGTGCCGTATGAGCGTTAATCCCAGTGGTTGATGTTTTGTTGCCATCCCGCACAGGTGACAAATATAGGGGACTGGGTCTTACAAACACACGCTTGTCATTGTATTCAGATAGCGATTGAATGTTTAAATCACCCACTGTGGACCCAGTGACCCTTGTTGCTCTCACTGTGCCTAATACAACAGACTGTCTGTTATCACCAGTGCCGCCACCAGTCTTGAGATAAGAAGCAGCAGTGCCTGTTATTGAAGCATAAGCGCCTGATGCTGTGGTAATTGGTGTAGTTTGAGTAACCTTTAGACCTTCAGCAGTAGCAACAACTACAAAGATACACTCTTGATTAGTATTTAGGGCTGTAAAAGTGCCTAATTTTTGTGAAGTGCTAGATGTTAATGTAACAGTAATATCACTACCACCACCTATGGCGTAAAGCACACCATCTAAAATTACATCACATGCTTTAACTATGAATTGATTTGCTGCTGAACCTGCACTTATTGCACCCGGTAAATCAGGAGGGTCATTTCTATCACTGTCGCTATAAGCAGTGTCATGTGGTAACAGAATGCCATTTCCATGCACACCCTCATATAAGTTAGTTAGAGACGGGGATAAGATATGGTCACCGTCTGTCAATCCGTCATTAGTTCCATCTGTGTGGCCTGATATTGGGTTATTAGTAGTCATTATTTCACCTCAATTAATACTTGAATCCTTACTTCATTGGAAGTAGTTTTATTGATTGGTAATATGGTATGTCTAGCAACTGGAGTAAAAGATGATGTGCCTCTAAACTGTATATAGACCTCTTTGATTGTATCAGTAAATGACTCAGTCGCAGGTATAAAGCCCTCTACTAAAATAGTGCTATCATCAATTATTCTAACTGTGGGATTAATTGTTAAAGCAGGTCTACCGGCGGAGCCATCTGATGCCGTAGAAGGAGTGCCATCAAAACCAACCACCATCTCATTGATGTTACTAACTAAGGTATCTAGTAAAGTTCTTTTTATGTGGTCACTTACTGGCATTTTACCTACTCCTAATTATTGGTGTATTTTTACTTCCGCCTATTGTTTCTTGGCTGCTAGTTCCGCCTATGACACCCCTGTTCATGGCTTTTCCTATAATAAAGCCGGAATCCCCATGCCCTTGAATTGTAATAATCGGGATAGTAACAATTTTTATCTCTCCGAATAATGAAAAGTTAGTTTCAGTTATCTGCTCAACTACATTAGGTCTACTACCAGCGCTTTGAGCACCCTCAGATATTCCTAGAAGAACGCCTTCAATACCCGTATCTAAAGTTAAAAACATAAGACTGGCTGTATTTTCTACTAGATTATGTTTAACTTCTACTAAAACACGTTTTTCTCCATCATATTCGATAATTTTACCGGGTCTTAAATCCCATGAACTAGGGTGACCGTTGCTAGTTTTACTTCCCTTTAGTAAATTGTTAGCCTTGAGAATATTGTTAGCCACCATTCTAGCCTGTTGATTACTTCCGACAGTAAAATCTTCAACAATTTGCGGTTCTTGTATGACTTCTGCACCACGTCCACTTTGACGCTCACCATCATTTACTTCAGCACGTGCTTGCTCATTTACTGCTAATGGTTTACCCTGCACTATTATTCTGTTACTTGTATTGTCAACTGGATTGGATGAAGCAGTTCCAGTTCTTATCGCACTATCTACAAAACGCCCAGCCTCAGCAAAGTTAAAAGGCACATAAAGTAAACTTCCAAATCTTTCAAAATAACTTATGTGATTATCATGTCTTCCTAAAAATCTCAATGCAGTAATTAGATTAACACCGTAAAAATCAGCGGCTACAAATTTAGTGCTGAAACTTCTACGTTCATTACTTGAATTGGATGGAGTGATAGGTAAAGCCGTATTAATAGAAGTTAAATCTCCTGCCACTTCATTACCCAATCTGATAGCCATGTCAGTGGTTCTAAGACCAACATCAACTGGCTGAGCAGCATATGCTTTTGTAGAATTAAATCCTAACTCACTAAGAGTAAATCCGTTTAGATTTCTTACAGCAAATGTTGAACCTTCATTTCCACTAGAAGTGCTACCTAAAGACAGCCTTTCAGTTTGCGTGTTTATAGAATATAATAAAGGTGGAGTATTTGAAGCAGCATCACTTCCTTCTAGTTTTGAGTCCATGTAATATATCGCAGTGGTAGAGTTGTGTCCTGCTGTCGGTGTATGTGTTAAAACTACACTATCCTCTCGCTCATCAATACTATATGAATGAGTAGAGGCTATACCATAAGTTGCTGCTTTGCGTTTTCTCAACGTGACTTTTGATTTACTAGGACCCTGCTTTGTTATCTCTCCCAAGTGTAAAGCGTTGTCAACAAATACAGGTTTCCTTGTGTGTTTCATGATGACATTGTTGTCAGTAGTTGTGCGCTGTTGTGCTAAGTAAGGCATCACGCATCACCACTGTGGTCAGATGTATTGTATGTAACATCCTTTTTATGTCCTTTTGAATGTAAGGACTGACTGAATCGGGGCTTTACTGAGTAATCTTTACCAGTTCCCGTGCGTCTAGGCGCATCGCTTCTATAATGCTGTAAAGTGTTTTCAGTAATAATCAACCTAGTAACTGTGGTCTTGAGGGTGTCTTTGTCAAACGTAGTCATACCAGCACCCGGCAACTTAGGACCTTTAGACACAGGCACTGTATCGCTACTACTCTCCATTAAGAAGACTGGTTGGTATGGTGCATTTGCGTTAGGTATGGATGAACGCATGTAAGAAGTGGCACCCCCGTTAGTTGATTCGTAAGTAAATAGACCATACTTACCACCTGATGTGGCTGCGTAGTATGTATTGCCGTCTTGAGGTGTGCTACCCGCTACATTTCTATCAGACCTAAAGACTTCAATGTGTTTGTTATCTAGTAATCTTACTGGTCTTACCATAAAGCGCACTGTCGTATCTACTAAATTATGAGGATTTGAGGTGCTGGTAGAAGTTTGATATGGGTTGCTTGTAGTCCCTGAACCACTTCTACCCCAACCTGTATCATCAAATGGATTTACGAATGAACGTGCTTCAAGGATGTAACTACCGCCCATCGCTTTGATATTACTAGTGTGTGTAAATCTCATAACACCGCCATGAGGTTGTGCATTGAAAGAGAGTGATGTTAAATCATAATCAGCAAGAGTCTGTGACGCTGACTGCATACCACCTTCCAAGACAACTCTTTGACCTACACCAGTGTCTGAGTGTAGACTGTGCGCTTCAGTATTGACTGCTACCATATCAGTGCTTATTCCCGTAGAACGTGACTCTCTGTTCTCAGCATCAATACCTATTCTAGGACTAGACCTTGAAATAGGTTCAACATGAACGGATGCTCCACTAATGCTCTCTACACGTTCACTAACCGCTGCTTCAGGCTTTAATAGCCCATCTTCTGCTACATCTAATCTAGCGCTTATTCCACGTTTGACCTCATCAGATTGTAACGTGTCGTTTCTTGGGCGCATGTAACCTTGACTAAACGTAGGCTCAGCAGTATGGTGTGACAGCACAACACCTGAGCCTTCATAGACATCACTCAATTCAACTAGTATATCTTCATTGAACTGAGTTGGGTATCTGACACCACGCCCTCCTCCCATGTCGCCTACACGCATAGCGTTTGTAGGAGCAAATACATCAACTAAGATGTCGCTATTACCACTGTTAGTGTTATTTAGTCTACCGCCAAAGCGAGGTATGACTGCACTAGGTGAACTCAAAACATCACCGCTGCTGTCTGCTATACCTTTGAAGTTAACAATAGGTGAACCATTGTTGTAAAGTCTAGCGTAAGGTGTGCGATTATTAGTTCGGTCATATTCATAAGCGTCACCAGCATCCCAAGCGGGTTTAATACCAAAACCTCTGACTGGGGCTTTTCTTACATCTTCACCACGAGTATTACCCCACCAATCTACTAAGTAATAACCGACAGCACCATCTACTGTGCTAACTCCAAGACCAGCATGGTCACCCCACCAATCACGAG